ATCTCTGATGATAGTTCAACAACGTCAACTATTACACAATCTGACACTTTACAGTTTTTAGGTGGAACAGGTATTGGTTCAACAGTATCTGGTGACACAGTAACTTTTGCGATTGATAGCACAGTTGCAACTTTAACTGGATCACAAACTTTACAAAATAAAGTAATTGATAGTGCAAATAATACTTTAACATTAGATTTATCAGAAGGTACTTTAACTGGTACAACTGCTGAATTTAATACTGCATTATCTGACGGTTCTTTCGCTACTTTAGCAGGTTCTGAAACACTTACAAATAAAGTTATTAATACTGCTTCTAATACAATTACAGTTGTAGAAGCAGATATTTCTGACTTACAATCATACATACTTGCTGATAGTTCTGATACATTAGAAAACAAAGGTATTAATTTAGCAAATAACACTTTAACAGGTACAACTGCTGAATTTAATACTGCGTTATCAGATGGTTCTTTTGCAACATTAGCGGGTACAGAAACATTATCTAATAAAACACTTACAGCACCTAAATTTGCTGATGGTGGTTTTATTGCTGATGCGAATGGTAATGAGTTAATTTTATTACAAACTACAACAAGTGCTGTAAATGAATTAGAAATTACTAACGCAGCGACAGGAAACGCTGTTCAAATAGCAACTTCTGGTGGCGATACAAACATTGATCTTAAATTAAGTCCTAAAGGTTCAGGTGTTGTTGATGTCGATTCTAGTAGAATTACAAACGTAACTGACCCATCAGGCGCACAAGATGCCGCTACTAAAGCGTATGTAGATAGTGTTGCTAATGGTTTAGATGTAAAAGATAGTGTTAGATATGCTTCAACAGCCAATGTTGCTGGAACATATGACAATGGCGCTGGTACAATTACTGCTGGTTCAAATGGTGCTTTTTCAATTGATGGTCAAACTCCATCAACAAATGATAGAGTATTGTTAAAAGATCAGACAGACGCTACTCAAAACGGTTTATATAGAGTAACAACAGTAGGTGACGGTTCAAGCGCTTATGTATTAACAAGAACACCAGACGGTGATGAAGCAAGTGAAATTACAGGTGGTGCTTTTGTATTTGTTGAAGAAGGTACTGCTAATGCTGATAACGGTTATGTATTTACACATAACGGTACACCAACACTAGGAACAACTGATATTACAGTTGCTCAATTCTCTGGTGCTGGCCAAATTTCAGCTGGTGACGCTTTAACAAAAACTGGTAATACTTTAGATGTTGCTGTTGATGATACTACTATTGAAGTATCAGGTGACGCTTTACAAGTTAAAGCTTCTGGTATCGGTACAAATCAACTTGCGAACACAGCGGTTACTGAAGGTAAGATTGCAAACAACGCAGTTACTGTTGACAAGTTAGCAACTACTTTAGATTTATCATCTAATACAATTACATTACCAAGTGAGTTTGTAACTACTACAGGTTCTCAAACATTAACAAACAAAACTATTAACGCTTCACAATTAGTTGATGGTTCAGTTTCTAATGCGAAGTTAACTAATAGTACGATTACAATTAGAGATGAAAGTTCTACTGAAGACGCAATTAGTCTTGGTGAAACTTTGATTGTAACAGGTGGTACAGGAATTGATACTGCAATCTCTACTAATACTTTAACAATCTCTGCTGAATTGGCAACTTCATCTAACGCTGGTGTTGCTACTTTCAATACTGATAACTTTACAGTATCTAGTGGTGATGTTACAGTAACAGCGATTGATGGTGGAACATTTTAATTATTAATTTAGGAGATTAATAAGTGGCAACAGTTATAAAACTTAAAAGGTCTACTACAGCATCCGCTGTTCCGACTACAAGTGATTTAGAAGACGGCGAAGTAGCAGTTAATATAACTGATAAAATAGTTTATATGAGAAGTGGTGGCAGTGTTGTTACTGTTGCTAATTTTAATGATGGTTCGAGTGTTGATTTATCAGCAGTTAGTGAAGATATTACGCCTAGTGTGACAGAAACTTATGATTTAGGTTCACCAACAAAAAGATGGAATGAATTATATTTAGCTGGTTCTACAATTAATTTAGGTGGTTCTACAATATCATCTGATGGAACAGGTCAAATTACAATATCAGCAACAGGTGCTACTTTACCAGGTAACTCAAATATTGAAGTCACTTCTGGTGTACAAAAAGAAATCGCACTCGCTGGTGAAACTGGTGATCCTGTAAGATCAGTGCCATTTTATAGTAAGGCAGGTGGAATAAGTACAATAAATACAAGATTAGATTTTAGAGCCGATCCTGAAGCCGTTGTTGCTAATTTTACTTTGGCAAATGGTAGTAGATTAGGTTCGGCAGCAGGGGAAACTTTATTCTTTTTATAGGAAATTAATATGACAGCAAAAACACCAATACGAACAGTCTTTAACGAAAGTGGAACAGCCACAGGTCTAGCAGAATTTCAATCAGGCGAGTTTATACCTGTAGAACACGGTGGTACAGGTGCTGTAACTCTTACTTCAAATGCAATTCTTTTAGGTAATGGTACAAGTGCAATTCAAGGATCAGCAATTGGTATATCTGGTACAACTCTTTCGTCTACAGATTCATCTTTAATTACAATTGACGAAGGACTGACAGTAACAGGTAATACTACTATTACAGGTAATTTAACAGTTAACGGAACAACAACTACAATCAATTCTACAACAGTAGATATAGTAAACTCATTTAGATTTGAAGGATCAACTGCAGACGGATTTGAAACAAGTTTAACAGTTGTAGATCCAACTGCTGATAGAACAATTACATTACCAAACGCAACAGGTACAGTTTCATTATTAGATAATACAGAAACACTTACAAATAAAACAATTGACGCAGATAATAACACTCTTTCAAACATAGGAGACAGTGAATTATCAAGTGGTATCAGCGCTACTAAAATAGGTAATGGTGATGTTGACAATACAGAATTAAGTTATCTTAATGGCGTGACAAGTGCTATTCAAACACAAATAGACACAAAAGCGTCAACTGCATTCGCTATCGCACAGGCTGTTGCACTTGGTTAATACTCTACTATTATTATAAATAGTAGAAATTAGAGGGAATTATGGCAACACCATCAAGTAGAGAACAATTAAAACAATACGCTTTAAGAGCACTCGGAAAGCCAGTCATAGAAATTAACGCTGATGACGACCAATTAGAAGATAGAATTGATGAAGCGTTACAATATTTCGCACAATATCACTATGACGGTATAAGAAGAACATACTTAAAGTATCAATACACACAGGCTGATTACGACAGAATTAATACTGACGCAACTGAATCAGTTACTAAAAATTCTGTAACAACTTCTTGGAAAGAAGCAAACGGTTTTATCGTAGTGCCAGAAAGTGTAATCTCTGTTATTAATATATTTCCATATTCAAATAAAGGTAATCTAAACTTATTTGACGTAAGATACCAATTAAGATTAAATGACCTTTATGATTTTTCTTCAACATCAATTATTAACTATGATGTTGTATTAAGACATTTAGATTTTTTAGACCACATATTGGTTGGTGAAAAGCCATTAAGATTTAATCAACACGACAATAGACTTTATATAGACCAAGATTGGAAAAACGATTTACAGGTTGGTGAGTATCTTGTTATAGAGTGTTATAGAAAATTAGATCCAACAGTTTACACAGATGTTTACAATGACATCTACTTAAAAAGATATGTTACAGCGTTGTTCAAAAAACAATGGGGTGCAAACTTATCAAAATTCAATGGCGTAACAATGATTGGAAATGTTACACTTAATGGTGCTCAAATCTACCAAGACGCTTTACAAGACATTGAAAAACTAGAACAAGAGATACGAAGTTCATACGAATTAAACCCTGCAATGATGATAGGATAATGCCATGGCAGTCAATCATTATTTTCAAGGTGGAAACGGTATCGGAAACGATAGCGAAAAAAGATTACACGAAGATTTAATCATTGAAGGATTAAAAATCTACGGACACGACTGTTATTATCTTCCACGAACATTAGTAAATAGAGATTTAATACTTGGCGAAGATTCGTTAAGTAAGTTTGATGATTCATATTTACTTGAAATGTATATGGAAACAACTGAAGGCTTCGCTGGCGAACAAGAGATTATTAATAAGTTTGGTTTAGAAATTAGAGAAGATACTACTTTTATGATTTCTAAAAGAAGATGGCAAGATCAAGTTGACTCAGCGCATACAATGATTGTTGAAGGAAGACCAAACGAAGGTGATATAATTTATATGCCTTTGATGAATAGTTTTTTTGAAATACAATTTGTACAAGACCAAGAGCCTTTCTTTCAACTCGGTAATTTACCAGTTTACAAATTAAGAGTAACTAGATGGGAATACTCAAACGAAAAATTAGACACAGGTATTGATGAAATAGATAGTGCTGAAACTCAATACTCTTTAGATCAAGGTTTATATCAATCATCTTTAGAGAGTGGAACATTTGGCGCAGTATTAGGAAGTCCTGTAGTCACTGGTGACGTAGTAACATCTATACCTATCGTATCAGGTGGAGAGGGTTATGTTACAGCGCCTACTTTAACAATATCAGCGCCATCGGCTACAATTAACGCAACGGCGACAGGTAATCTAACAGGAAATACTTTAAGTTCGTTTACAATTACAAATATTGGTCGTGGTTATAGTATTACGCCAACAGTTACAGTTGTTTATGTAGCGACAGATAGTACAACAAAAACAAATGAAGATTCATCAGCAGGTTTAACGAATGGTCAATTAACATCTATTACACCAGATGCTGCTATGACAGATGTAGCGTCAATTACAAGTGTTACAGTTTCAAGTCCTGGTAACGCAGTTACAGCATCAGCATCAGCAACATTAACAAATGGTGTTGTGACAAGTATTTCAATTGATGTAGATGGTTCAAGTTATCTTGGATTATCACCAACAGTTACACTATCAGCAAACACAGATGCGACTGGTTCGTTATTATTAGAAAACGACAGCGCCGATGGTCAAGTTCAATACTTTATCAATGAAGACTTTGCAGTTCAAACACAATCTGCATATGCGAATAATATTGATTTAGATAACGAAGCTGGTTTTGATACTGCTTCTACTTTAGATGATATACTTGATTTCACAGAAAGAAACCCTTTTGGTGATCCTGACGGAGGTGGCTTTTAATGTTTGGTAAGTATT